AAGATTAACTGCTGATATTTTAAGAACTATTGCACATGAAATGGTTCATAGAAAGCAAGATGAAATGGGATTGATTGGTGATTCAGTAAAAGATGGTGCAGATGGTTCTCCAATAGAAAATAAAGCAAATTCAGTAGCAGCAATTCTATTAAGAGAATATGGTAAATTAAATAAACAAATTTACAATGAAGGAAATGATTCTTCTGCGCATACATCTGATGGAATTGGCAATGACCACAATGTAAGTTGGAAAGAATATGATAATCCAAGTAAAGGATATGTTGATAAATTAGAAGGTTGGGAAGTATTTGGACATTTGAGTGATACAATGCCAGAAGAAGTATTAAAAGCAGAATTACCTGTAAATACGCACGTTGACCCAAAAAAAGTAAAAGGAACAAATCATTTAAAAGAAGACATCAATATAGATGTTGATAAAGGTGATACTGTTTTAATGGGTAAGTTCAAAAACAAAAAAGTTGTAGCAAAAGATTTCGGAACTGATGACCACGGAATGCCAACAATCAATGGTAAAGTTGCAACCACATTTAGAATACCAAGAGGTGAACAAAAACCAAATTCACAATCCGTATTTGATGAAGTAACTACAAACGATTGGCATTTTAAAGCAGTTATGGCTTTATATGATAAATCTAATTCATTTGGTAAAAAGAAAATTGCAGCAGCAGTTTGTTCAAATCCAAATGCAAGTAGAAAAGATATTGTAGTTCAGTTAAGAGATTCGGATTATGAAGAAGTAACTAATATTACAGACAAATTAAGATTATCGGAATATATTGAAAAAAAAAAATTAAGTGAAAAATTATCAAAATCTAATTTGGATAGTGTTGAAAGATATGCAGATAAAGAATTAAACCCTGCTGATATAGAGTTTAGTAATCATTTTTTTGATAGAGTAAATGATACTCGTAATGGTAAAGAAATATCTGAACCAGAACTAACTGGTTTTTTTAAAAGATTAATACGCCACAAAAAACAATTTATAGATTTTTTAGATAAATACAATCAAATTGTAGTTAAAGATGATAGAAGTAATATCAATATTCCATTTGCAAAAATGGCAAATAAAGTTATTGCCAAAACTATAATGAGAAAAAATGATTTTCAAACCACTTCTCCTACGATAGTAAACGAAATTACACAAGGTTTGTATGCAGGAAATCTTAAAATTGGTGGTAAATCGGTAGAAGTTGAAGTTGAATTGTTAGGAGCAGATAATAAAACAAAAGAGTTTTTAACAAAGATAATTCACATAGATAAAGAATATCAACACAAATTACCTATTGGTTCTACATTCAGAATACCAGCAAGAATATTCAGATTGCCTGGTGGTGGATGGCACAAAATCAAATCATCGGCATTTAACGAAGAAACTGCACCTGAAATTATAAAAGATTTAGATAAGGTAAGACACGATTTGATTAAAAAGGTAGATGTTTTAATTGCTAAAAAGAAAAAACTTTACTCTAATGTTGATATTGAATCACCGATGAGTGCAGAAGAAAAGCAATTGGATAAAGATATACAATCTATATTTTCACAAATCCAACAAATAATTCTTAAAAAAAGAAGTTTAAACGAATCAATAAATAAAAAAGTAATATCAGAAGGTGGTGCATACGGACATATGTCTCACCCATTTGATGATATGAATTTAACTTTTGGTGATTTAAAAAATATAATTACAAATGCATTAACTGGTAATTTAGAATTGACAAGAGAAAAATGTATAGCTGGTGATACTATAATACATACTGAAAAAAATGGTGATATGACTATTGCAAAGTTTGTAGATAATAAATTAGTTGATAAAGTATTGTCATTTAATGAAGAAACCAAACAAAATGAATATATGGATGTTATGTTATCTTTTAATAATGATATTTCAGATGATTGGTTGGAAATTGAATTAGAGGATGGAAAAACTATACAAGTAACTCCAAATCATAGAATGTATGTAGAAGGAATTGGATATGTTGAAGCAAAACATTTGACAAAAGATATGGAGTTAAAAATAATCTAACAACCATCAGTTTTTTCACAAAATTTATATTTATATGTAAATAAAAACTATAAATATGATTGAAAAGTGTAAATATTGTGAAAAAAAAATTAAAATTATTGGAAAAAATAGTATGAATGGACATATAACAAATTGTAAAAAATATAAAGAATGGAGAGATACTACTTTTAATTATGATTTTTTATATGATGCGTACATAGTAAATGGAAAGTCCGCATTACAAATTGCAAATGAAAATGGGTGGAAATCATCTACTATAGTAAATAAACAATTGAATAGATTGGGTATAGCTGTTAGAAATGTTAAACAATCCCACCATATGTATGAGTATAAGTCTAAAATTGAAAAAACTAATTTTAAAAAATATGGAGCAGTAAATCCATTAAGTAAAGGAACTGTATCATATGAAAAACGAAATAAAACAGTTAAAGAAAAATACGGAGTTGATAATGTATTTCAACATATGGATGTTAAAGAAAAAATAAGAAATTCTGGAGCATTCAAATCATTATTTCCAAACTATAATATAAATTCTATACGAATTATAGAAGAGTATGGTAAGAAATATGGATATAATTTTCAACATGCCGAAAATGGGGGAGAATATTTTGTAAATGGGCTTGGATATTATTTGGATGGGTATGATAAAGAAAAAAATGTAGTAATTGAAATAGATGAATCCCATCATTTTAACAAAGATGGTTCACTTAAACAAAAAGATATAATACGTCAACAAAAAATAGAAGAATTATTACTATGTAAATTTATTAGAATAAAATATGAGAATTAAATCTATAAAAAAAATAAATAAAGAGCAAAACAGATATGATTTAAAAGTAGATGGGTTTTCATGCTACTATGCAAATGATATATTAGTTCATAATACGGATGGGCAAGCTCTTGCAATAAGTTGGAAAAATGGTAGATTGATTGCAGCAAGAAATAAATCACATTTGGCAAATGCAGGAGCAGGTGCTATGGGTATTGAAGATGTTGCATCAAAGTTTGCGGGTAGAGGTGGATTAACCGATGCTTACAACTTTGCTATGAAAGATTTATCAGCAGCAATTCAATCTCTTTCAGAACCTCAGAGAAAGAAAATATTTGATGAGGGTAAGTGTTTTATGAATTTAGAAGTTATCTGGCCTACATCGGTAAATGTGATACCTTACGGACAACCACTATTGGTATTTCATAATACAACTTGTTATGATGAGAAAGGTGTAGCAATCGGAGCAAATCAAGGAGCAGCAACAATGTTGGCAGGAATGATTAAGCAAGTAAATGGAGATGTTCAATCTAAATATACAATTCAAGGACCTCCTGTAACAAAATTACCAAATAATGAGGAATTAAGTTCTAAGCAAAGTAAATATTTAACACAACTACAAAAATTACAATTTCAATTTCAATTAAGTAATAAAGATGGTGTAGCAGATTATCATCGTGCTTGGTGGGCAAATTTTATAGATAAGAGTAAAGTTAAATTACAAAAGTTAGAAAGAGATGCTTTAATTAACAGATGGGCATTTGGTGATAAATCATTGCGTTTAAATACTATTACTGATAAAGATGCTCAAAAATGGGCAATGGATAATGATAAAGTAAATGTGGCAAACCAACAAAAAGAAAATATCAGACCATTTGAGGAAATATTTTTAGGAGTTGGAGCAGATGTTTTATCATTTATGGATTCAGTATTAACTGCAAATCCAAATGCAGCAGTTGCTAATATGAAACAAAGATTAAAAGATACTGCTGATAAAGTAAGAGGTAGTGGAGATGTATCTAAAATAGAAAAATTAAACAAAGAATTAGCAAGATTACAATCAATTGGTGGATTGGATAAGATAGTTCCAAATGAGGGTATTGTATTTATTTATAAAGGAAACACTTATAAACTTACAGGAACTTTTGCACCATTAAATCAAATTTTAGGTATTTTTTACGAATAGTTTGATATATATAATAAATCAATTAGTTACATTAATATAGAATTATGGCAAAGAGAAAATCCTTTGAAGAAAAAAACAAACACATTCACAAATCTCGTCAATTAATTATAGATACGGTATTTGGAAGAACAGATGATAATCAAACAACATTTGGTTATGAAAAAGAAGCTGACAAAAAAAGAGAAGTTGGAGAAAAATGGGTTGATAGTGATGGTGTACAATGGGAACAAAAAGATGGGTTTAGAACAAACCTAACTAAAATGGATGAAGTAAGAGAATTCTTACAAAAAATCAGTAGATGTTCTTCACCTGAATGTAAAACTGTAAAATATAGTACTGCAGATAAAAAAGCAATTGTTAAAACTACTATGTGTTTAGATTGCTTATCTAAAGTTGAAACAAAATTAAGAGTAGATGGTACATGGCCATTTTATGAGGATTATAAGATTACATTAAATAAATTAGGTTATATAAGAGATATAAAATCTCAAATGGAAGAAGCATTGTTAGGTATTAAACAACAAGTTGAAATGGTAAATGAAAATGGTACTATTTCTAAATGGCAATGGGATATTAATATTGAAAAAGTAAAAGAAGATATTAAAAAAGATATAGATGGAGCATATGATGCAATTGAAGCTCTATTAGAAAGAAAATTAGCATTAGAAGAAAAATTGATAGAATTAAATCATTCAGAACTTATAAAACAATAGATTATGACAAAGATATTTTCATTCGCAAACATTTTAATAGTTGGTTTAATTGCATTTATTGTATTTAAACAATGTAGTAGTGAGGATAAAGAAATTAAAACTATTAATGTTGATGGTAAAAAATATGAATTACTAAAACATAAAATAGATACATTTGTTGTTGAACATACACAAATAAAATACAGAAAAGGAAAAGATATTCCTTATGAAGTAATTGTAGAAAAAGAAAAAAAAGTAGAAGTACCTGTTTATATAAAAGCCGATACTGAAAGAATATTAAAAGATTACCATGCAAAAGTTTTGTATAAAGATAAATTAGTATTAGATAATGAGTTGGGGACAATTGAAATAACTGATACTATATCTATGAATAAAATTATTGGTAGAAAGTGGAATGCTCAAATGAGAGAAAGAACTGTTACTGATACTAAAATTGTAAAAGAACTTCCAAAAAATCAAGTTTATATTGGGGCACAGGGTGTGATAGGTAATTCTATTGTAATGGTTGGACCTCAAATAACTTTAAAAACCAAAAAAGATAATCTATATGGTGTAAATTTGTTTTTAGATGCAAACGGAAACAAATACTACGGAGCATCTATTGGTTGGAAAATTAAATTGAAAAAATAATATGGCAGTTCAAGGGCAACCTAAAAAATCTCTTAAAGAGATAATTGCAGAAGAATATCGTAAATGTGGATTAGACCCAATTTACTTTATGAAAAAATATTGTGTTATCCAACACCCAACAAGAGGTAAAATACCTTTCCACCTATATCCGTTTCAGGAAAATTGTTTAACAGACTTTAAAGAAAATCGTTTCAACATTATTCTTAAATCTCGTCAATTGGGTTTATCAACCCTTTCTGCGGGTTTTATTTTGTGGAAAATGTTGTTTAACGAAGATTTCAATGCATTGGTTATTGCAACTAAAGTAACAGTAGCAAAAAACTTAGTAGAGAAAGTAAGAGTAATGCACGATTTACTACCCGTATGGTTAAGAGATGGTGGGAACTCTTCGGTTGAAGATAACAAACTATCACTTAAACTAAAGAACGGTTCTCAGGTTAAAGCAATTGCATCCTCACCCGATGCAGGACGTTCGGAAGCCCTATCCCTATTAGTAGTGGATGAGGCGGCATTCATTAGAGATATTGATGAAATTTGGTTATCCGCACAATCAACTCTATCAACGGGTGGTAGTGCAATTGTATTATCAACTCCAAATGGTGTGGGTAACTGGTTTCACAAAATGTGGGTAGAAGGGGAAAGTGGTGCAAATGGATTTAATCCTATAAATCTCCATTGGACAGTTCATCCAGAAAGAAATCAATCTTGGAGAGATGAACAAACTCGTATTTTGGGAGTAAAAGGTGCAGCACAAGAATGTGATTGCAACTTCGTTGGTTCTGGAGATACGGTAATAGACCCCGAATTATTAACTTGGTATAAGAACACTTATGTAATGGAACCTGTTGAGAAAGCAGGGTTTGATAGAAACTTATGGAAATGGGAATATCCAAATTACAACAAACAATATATGGTTGTAGCTGACGTTGCAAGAGGAGATTCAGCCGATTATTCAACTGCACAAGTTTTAGATATTGAAGATTGTTCGCAAGTTGCGGAATATAGAGGAATGATTGATACCAAAGATTTTGGAAACTTTCTTACTGCATTAGCAACCGAATATAATAATGCACTTTTAGTAGTAGAAAACTCAAACGTAGGTTGGGCATGTATTCAACAAATCATAGATAGAGGATATCAAAATCTATTTTATATGAGTAACGATTTAAAATATATTGATGTTGAAAGACAAATGAGTAATAGGTTTTACAGAGATGAAAGACAAATGGTTGCAGGATTTTCAACAACAACAAAAACACGTCCTCTTATTATTTCAGCATTAGACACTTATATGAGTGAGAAAGATATTCTTATTCGTAGTGGTAGATTAATAGATGAAATGTTTACATTTATTTGGCAAAATGGTAGAGCAGAAGCAATGAAGGGATATAATGATGACTTAATTATGGCATTAGCAATTGGATTATGGGTTCGTAATACTGCACTTCGTTTAAGACAAGAAGGAATAGATTTAACCAAAAATATGTTAAATTCTGCACACGTTGCTAAATATAGTGGAATGATTACAACAGGCCATTTAAATAGTAATCCATATGAAATGGAAGTGGGTAACAAAGAAATAGAAAATTTAACTTGGTTACTTCGTTAATTTTTTTATATTTATATGTTGAAACTCTTATAGATGAACGAAGATTTAGATAAATGGTTTAAAGAAAAATGGGTAAACATCGGCAAAAAAGTTGATGGAAAACATCCACCATGCGGAACTTCTGGTGAAAAAAGTGGATACGCAAAATGTGTACCCGCTGCAAAAGCTGCCGGAATGAGTAAAAAAGAAAAAGAAAGTGCAACTCGTAGAAAAAGAGCAGCACAAAACGATGCAGGAAGAGGTGGTAAGGATAGTAAGGGACAAGGTAAAACACCAATATATGTTTCTACTAAACCAAAAAACGAAGAGTGGAGTGATAAATATAAAAAGAGTATAGATTGTAATAATCCAAAAGGTTTCTCTCAAAAAGCACATTGTGCAGGAAAGAAAAAAAATGAAACCATAAGTATAGAAGAAAAGTTAAATTTATTTTTAGAAAAAAATGTACCAACAGACCCTGCTAAATGGGCAGCATCTAAAGCAGCGGCAAAAGCAAAATTTGATGTATACCCATCTGCATATGCTAATGGTTGGGCAGCAAAAAACTATAAATCTAAAGGAGGCGAATGGAGAAAATCTAATGAAAATTTAGCAGAATTAAATGCTATACGTGAAGAAATTTCAAACTTTAGAAAAATAATGCTTTTAGAAAATTTGGTTCAAGAAGATGGGGCAAACAAATTAAAAGAAACTTTAAATATATTAAAAAATAAAAAAAAAGTTTTAATCCTAAGTTGTTCAAATAGATATAATTGGGATGATAAAAATATTGATATACCTAAATCAAAAATTATTGCAACTTATTTAAAAGAAGAGCTTGGTGATAATTGTACATTTATTGATGTATCTGAATTAAATATATCATCATGTGAAGGTAACGTATCAAGAAAAGAAGGAAACCAATGCGGTATCAAAGAGGCTTTGTTAAAAAATGATAATAAAAATCCTTCAGGATATCACAGATGTTGGGCAAGTATTAATAACAAAGAAGATGAATTGTGGAAAATATCAAAAAAATTATTTGAAAGTGATGCAGTTATATTTTTTAGTTCAATAAGATGGGGACAGACAAATATGTACTATCAAAAATTAATTGAACGTTTAACTTGGATTGAAAATAGACATACAACATTAAAAGAAAAAAATATTGTTGAAAATATTGAAACAGGTTTTATATGTGTTGGTCAAAACTGGAATGGTGAAGAAGTTACTAAAGTACAAATGAAAGTTCATGAATTTTATGGATTTAAACCAAACAAAAATTTATATTGGAATTGGCAATATACCAAAGATGATAACGATGAAAATCAATCATCATACAAAAAGTCACATAAAAAATTCATAGATGATATGAATTTGGAAGATATTTATTAAGATAAAAATTATAATAAATGAAAAATAATAAAACTACAAGTATAGAAGAAAGACTAAATTTATTTTTAGAAAAAAATTGCCCAACAGACCCTGGTAAATGGTCTGCATCTAAATCGGCAGCAAAATCTAAATTTGATGTTTACCCATCTGCATATGCAAATGGATGGGCAGCTAAAAACTATAAATCTAAAGGTGGCGGTTGGAAAACTTGTAATGAGGGTGTAGAATTAAATGAAGCATGTTGGGATGGATATAAACAAGTTGGTGGTAAAATGAAGAATGGTAGAATGGTCCCTAATTGTGTTCCTATAAGTGAAGCAGAAAGTGCTGCACAACAAGCTGCCATTGCCATTAATATGAAGAAAAAAGGTATTAAACCTAAAAACGAAGAAGCGCCAATGAATCCCGCTACAAATCAACCTGGTGGATATTATGGTGGGGGTACAATTGATGAAAAAATGTGTTCAGAATGCGGAAAACCAATGATGGAATGTGAGTGTAAAATGTATGAAGATATTAATTCGGATGATGATGTAAATAATGGTTTAGTTGAACCAGAAGAATATGATGTGGAGGATGAAGATATGGCAGATTTCATTGCTTTTATGAGAGGATATGATAAAAACCTAAATGAAGGATGTCAATGTTTAAGAGAAGCTGAATATCAAGGTAGAGAAGTTCAATTGGGTAAACCAATGCAAGGTGATGTTAAGAAATTTAAAGTATATGTTAAAAATCCAGCAGGTAATGTTGTTAAAGTAAATTTTGGACAAAAGGGAATGAAAATTAGAAAATCAAATCCTGCTGCTAGAAAATCATTTAGAGCAAGAATGAATTGTGATAGTCCAGGTCCAAGATACAAAGCAAATTATTGGAGTTGTAGAAAGTGGTAAAAAGCTTGGAAATTACAAAAAAATTTATTATCTTTATAGATACTTTACAAATTAAAAATGGCAGATAAATCAGTATTAGGTAGGTTACAAAAATTATTTTCAACAAACACCATTGTTCGTAAAACGGAGAAAGGGTTAAAGGTCATTGACACTGATGAGTGGCAAAATATGACCACAAATCTTGTTGACCGATTCATGAAGTTAAAAGTAACTAACTATGGAACGGGTCAGATGGAATCATCTATGGCATACCAACAAGTTCGTATAGATTTATTTAGAGATTACGATTCAATGGATATGGACCCGATTTTATCATCGGCATTAGATATTTACGCAGATGAATGTACTGCAAAAAATGAACAAGGTAATGTTTTAAAGATACATCATGAAGATGATAATATCAAACAAATATTAGAAAATCTTTTTTATGATATTTTAAATATTGAATTTAATCTTTGGCCTTGGACTAGAAATTTAGTTAAATACGGAGATTTCTTTTTACAATTAGAAATAGCAGATGAAGAAGGTATTGGTATTGTAAATGTAATGCCATTATCCGCATATGAAGTAAGTAGAATTGAAGGGTTTGACCCGGCGAATCCACAAAGAGTAAAGTTTGCATATGCTCCATATCAAAACCCATTGGGTGCATATGGTATGAGTCCAAAAAAAGAATTTGAAAATTACGAAATGGCACATTTACGTTTGAACTCAGATTCAAACTTTTTGCCATATGGTAAATCTATAATTGAGGGAGGAAGGAGAGTGTGGAAACAATTAATGTTGATGGAAGATGCAATGTTAATCCACAGAGTAATGAGAGCACCTGAAAAAAGAATATTTAAAATTGATGTAGGTAATATTCCACCAAACGAAGTGGATAATTATATGCAGAAGATTATAAATTCATCTAAAAAAGTTCCGTTTGTTGATGAAAGAACGGGTGAATACAATTTAAAATACAACGTTCAAAACCTTATTGAAGATTATTATATGCCAGTTCGTGGTAATGATAATGGTACATCTATTGATACATTAAAAGGTTTAGAATATAATATGATTGATGATATTAACTATTTAAAAAATAAGTTAATGGCATCATTAAAGATTCCAAAAGCATATTTAGGATACGAAGAAGATACTAATGGTAAAGCAACATTAGCATCTATGGATATTCGTTTTGCCAAAACAATTGAAAGAGTTCAGAGAGTATTAATTTCAGAATTAACAAAAATTGCAATCGTTCATTTATATGCACAAGGTATTAATGATGACCGTTTGACTAATTTTACATTAGAATTAACTACTCCATCTAAAATATACGAACAAGAACAAGTTGAATTATATACTTCAAAGGTAGCGTTAATTCAACAAATGCAACAAACAAAAATGTTTTCTAAAGAATGGATGTATGAATCTGTTATGAAGATGGCTAAAGATGAGCAAGATGAATTAACATTAGGTGTATTAGAAGATACAAAACAAGCATTTCGTTTAACATCAATTGAAACTCAGGGAACAGACCCTGCTAAACCAACTGGTGTAGAAGGAGAACCCACAAACGTTGAAGAAGAATTAGATAGATTAAAATCAGAATTATCTGCAAATGGTGTTGGAAGACCAAAAGACCCGGTTAGATATGGACATGATGACCATCCGGAAGGTAGAGACCCATTAGGAATTAAAACTCTTAAAACAAAAGAAGGTTCTGTAAAATACAAACCAAGAAACTCATATCAAGAAATATTTAAGGATATGGATGGTAATAAAAAAACTATTTTAACAGAAGATTTGGATAAAAAATCATAAAGTAATATAAAACTATATTTATATCTGACATATTACAAAAATTAATGAAAAAAATTAAGCATTCAAAATTTAAAAATACTGGATTTATATTTGAACTATTAGTAAGACAAATTACTTCTGAAATTATGTCCACTAATAATTCGGTAGCAGAAAAGATTTTAAAAGAAAATTTTAATTCAAAAAAAGAACTTTCAAAAGAATTAAAATTATATCAGTATCTTATCAACGAAAAATATAATTCAGAATCTAAAGCAGAACAATTTATTAATACAATTTGCGAAGCAAGAAAAAGATTAGATGAAAAAAAACTTATAAAAGAAAAATATAATCTAATTAAACAATTAAAAGAAACTTATAATATTGATGAGTTTATCAAATCATCGGTATCCAATTATAAAACTCTTGCTTCAATTTACAAAATATTTGAAGTAGTTAGTACCGAAGAACAATACGACCCAACGGATATTGTTAGTTCCCGTTTTACTATTGCAGAAAACATTATCAATACATCTATTCAGAACAAAGATTCAAAAATCAAAAATGCAGTATTAGAAGAATACAGAAAGCAAGATGAAGATTTAAGAGCAATTTCATATAAATTTTTAGTAGAAAATTTTAACAAAAAATATAAAAATTTAACAAATGACCAAAAAAGTTTATTGAGAGAATATATTAATAATATCAATAATACTGGTAAATTAAATGCATATGTTTCTGATGAAGTTTCTAAATTGATTGGTGGATTAAAAGAAGTTGGTGCTAAAATTACAGATAAAGTAACTAAAATTAAATTAGCAGAAACTATTTCCAATATTAGAAAGATTAAATCAGCAAAAAGAATCAAAGAAGAACATCTTTCAGCAATGATGATGATTTATGAATTATTAGGAGAATTAAAAAATAGTTTAAATAAATAAAAATGGTAAATTATAGAATATTTAACGCAAAGGAATTTGTAGCAGCAGGTGCAGGAACATCTGGTTCTTTGGATAAAGCTTGGGGAGTAATGAGAGGTTCGGCAGTATGTTCAGGTTCAATAACATTGGAGGGATTTGTAAATGCATCCGGTTCTAATCCAACTAGTAATCGTGCTACATTAAAATTAGAATCTTTAATTCAAGGAGAACCCATTCCATGTTATGTTAGAGATATTACAGTAACAGTAGGAACTGCTTATTTATTAGCATAAAATTATAAAGATATGCCATCAGTCAGTAAAGCACAACAAAGATTTATGGGAATGGTTCATGCAACTCAAAAGGGTGATATGGAAAATCCATCACCCGAAGTTCAAAAAGCAGCAGATTCAATGTCTGATAAAGATGCCAAAGATTTTGCATCAACAAAACATAAAGGTTTACCTGACCATGTTAAAGAATTTATTATTAGAGAAGTTAGGGGTATTAAAACAATTAGTAAAGAGTATGGTGATATTGTAGACCAAATTCAAAAACATTTAGAATTATATAAACAAACAAAAGGAACTCCTGCTGAAAAACAACATATTCAACAATTAAAACAACTTAATGATAAAAAGAAATCATTGGCAGCTGAATTAGACCAAAAAGTTAGTGGGATGTATAAAGATGCGGAATTAAAAGTTGATGAAATAAATGTTACTGGCAATATAGATGGATATAATACTCCATATGCATTTAGTGGTAAAGATGATGAAACATCTAAAGGAAAGAAACAAGCAGATTTAACTGGATATTCAGTAGTTAAAGAATCTTTAATTAAAGAAGATATTGATACTATGTATCTTGTTGTTGCTTTAATTGCACAATTAGGTGCACTTGGTCAATTGGGATTCAATCATATTGGTGATTATGAAAGAAGATTAGGACCAATAGATAGTATAAAACAATGGTGGAAAGATAGAAAAGATGATAAAGCAGTTAAATCAATCATAGCTAAAATAAAGAGTGACCCGGAAATGATTGAATTTTTCAAATTATCTCAAAACCAACAAAAGGGGAAGTTTAGAAAATTAATTGCTACCAAACTATCTCCGGATGAAATTCAATATTTGAATAGAATTAACAAAAGTGATTTACAAGAAAATCGTTGGGTAGCATTAAAAAATGAAGATTCAACTCCAACTCAAAAAATAGGAAGAGGGATTTCAAATATAAATAAACAACTTAAAGAAATGGAACAATTTCTAAGTTGGTACGGTAAAATTAAAAATGAAAACGGAGTTTCTAACAAAAACTTTTGGAAAAGAACAAATTCTCATATTTATAATATAAAAGAGAGATTGTTAAAATTAGACCAACAAATTCGTAAAATATCTGAATAATGAAATTACACCAATTGAAGGAGCTTGTTAGACAAGTTGTAAGAGAAGAGGAAGATTACCAACAACTATTTAAACATATGTTGGATAGAACAGGTAAATCTATTTCATCTATGTCTGATGATGAAAAAAAGAAATTCTTTAATGCAGTAGATACGGCATACAAAGCAAAATCGGAAGGTAGATTGAGGGGATACAACGAAGCAGAATTAACCGCAGGTCAAAAGAAATTAGATGTGGATGGTGATGGTGAAATTGAAGGTTCAGATTTGGCAAAGTTAAGAGCTAATAAAGATGAATCCATAAACGAAGAAGAAATCAAATGGAATGCAGTTGAAAATGCAATCATTAACTTTCTAAAAATGAATACAAAGATTTTAGATAAAAGAGTTAAGGATAGAGATACTGACGGTGTTAAAGGTGGATTACAATCAATTATTGATGGATTAACTAACGCACAACGTAGTTTAAAATTAAAATAATGAATAAGGGATTACTGATAGAGACACATTTGTTTGAAGCAAAAATACAAGAAGAATCTAACGGTACTTTACTTGTTAAAGGTGTTTTGCAAAGAGCGGGTGCTGAAAATCAAAATGGTAGAAGATACCCAAAAGAAATATTAGTAAGAGAGTGTGGAAAATACCAACAACTAATAAATGAAAGAAGAGCATTGGGTGAATTAGACCATCCAGATTCTCCC